GACCTCTACCAGGCGCGCGAGGCGCTGAGGGACATCGGCCGCATCGTGCGCAAGCTCGAAGAGTCTAACCGCTTTGAGCCCCAGCAGTTGGAGGCTCATGTGCTCGATATCAAGAAGGCGCTCGTGCGCGGGCTCAGAAAGCCGCATCCCGATGTCGCGAGCGGCAAGACCACCGGCTTCCTGGCCGGGCTTGATGAGCTGGACGGCGTAGAATAGTGGAAACACCTACGAGGCCAGTATGCAATTCATCGGTGGCTTTCTCTCGGGTGCAGTCTGTGCTTTCGCCGTTGGCTGGTTAGCGTTTAGAAAATCGATGGAGGTGCAGAGTGTGGATCTCAGTCATTGGCGGGCCAGGCACGCAAAAGCACGCAGTGGTGAAGGCGCTCGTTGAAGACGACGGCTTTGTGCCGATGGAGCCGCAGGATACCGAACCCCTGCACAAAGACCCGATGAGCCGGCAGATCTGGCTGATGGTCGCCAGGTGGCGCATGCAGCGTGAGATCATGCGGCGGGCCGCCGAAGAAGATATCGTGACGGTGCGCACCTTCTGGGACACCCACCATGCCTACTCGGGCGTAATGCTGCGCCACGGCGAGATCACCGACGTCCAGTTCTGTCAGCTCCGGCAGATGAGCGCCGCCCTTGGTGAGACGCTGGAGCCGCCGAAAGTGCTGCTGCACCTGAAGGCCACGCGCATCGACCAGCATACGCGCCAGGGCCTCAAAGAACGCACTCAGCTCTCGGACGAGCTGCTGCTCGACGTCGAGCACGCCTACGAGAATTTCATCGACCAGATCCGTGTGCCGGTGCTGCTGATCGACGTCAGCCGACCGTTTGAGCAGATACTGGCCGACGTGCGCTCAGAGGTGACCGCGCTGCGCGCCACCCAGGCCGTCGGTGGACAGTCGATCTGGCAGCGCTCATTCTTCCGGAGCACCGCTACGTGAGCGCTGCTTTCGACTCGGGCGAGGCGGCAAGACTTGGAGCCGAGGCCATTGGACGCCTTCAGCTTCGCGCCAGCCACGGCAACATGAGCGACGCGGGTGCGGTTCGCCGGGCGCTTGAAGATGGCACGATTACCAAAGAGCAGGGCGCGGCGCTTCTGGAAGGCTGGGACGCCTTGGAGCGCGAGGCCAGCGACATGCGCGTGCGCGAGAAGGCGCGGCTGACGACGCTCGCTGACGACGAGCTGGTGAAGGCGGCGATCATTCAGTGTGCATCGGCGATCGTCGCCAAGGCGATGAAAGACGGCGCCGACAAGATGAACAAGACGATCGAAAACAACATGCGTGAGTTGATCAGAGACCGCTTCGGTGATCTGGACAAGATGCTCAGCGGCATCTTCGAGCTTGAGACGGGCGACCTGCTCAGGAAATTCAAAGAGCACGACGCCGCCCAGCGGCCGTCGTTTATCTCGGCCCTTGAGGAGATCGATGGAAAACGAGAGGGCGGTGGCTGATCTCCTGCACCTTCTCTGGCGGGCGGAAGGGGAGCCATGCTTTAATCAGCTCCCGAGATCAGTCCAAGTTAAATGGGAGCGCCTGGCGCGCTACATTCTTCAGCGCGAGATCGTCCTCACGGCGCAGCTTGCGGAGAAAGACGCCAGACGCCGCATCACAGCGCGACTCGCGGCGCGCATCGAAAGGTGGAACTATGAGCGAATGCACCAAAGAGCAAGCGAAGCCGACTCCCAACAGCTTTCCGGCGGTCTGGGACGTGGTGATCGCCGACCTGGAAGCGACACCCAACTTCCCTAACAAAGATGTCCTGATCAGAGACATGCGTGAGCGCGACGCCGAGGGCCGGAAGCGCTATGGCACGCCGCTCCAACCGCACAACGGCCGCGACGCCGTGATCGACGCCTACCAGGAGGCGCTCGACATGGTCGTCTACTTGAAGCAAGCGGTGATCGAGGGGCGGATCGATCTGGCCGGCGCCTACGGTCGTGCTCTCGACTTTGTCGTATATCTAAGGCACGCGGTCGACGGGAAACCGGAAGATCTCACCGGCATTGGCCACGACAGCCCGGTGGTGCGTGGATGAAAGTGTCCGGCTCTCTGCATGGCTTCGAGATCAGGCCGCGTGATCCCGAGAAGCCGATGACCGGCATGAACACGCAGGTATTGATGGACGGCGTGGTGATGAAGGGTGTGCGTTCATTGCGTCTCGACATCGAGGCGGGAAAGCAGGCAAGTCTATTTTTAGAGATCATCCCTGGCGCAGTATCGCTCAAAGGCTCGCTCGACTCCGAGATCAGTCCATCGAGCTTCGTCGAGGCGATCGGGGCCATCGAGTGACGAAGAAGCCGTCGGTGCGCGTGCTGAATATCCACGCCTGCGCCACTGGCGTTTACATCCCGGCGGGTGAGGTGGCGCTCGCCTTCGTCGACATGGCCGAGACGGTCAAGCAAACCGAGGTGCCGCTGACGCCTGCCGACATCGAAGCGGCGCTCAGGCAGATGGCGGCGCTGTTTGCCGAGATCGTCGAAGACTACGAGATGGAAATGGCGATGCGCCGCGTGCGCAGTGACGTCGAACACTGAGGTGACCTATGCAGTCGTGGTGGGACCAGTTTCCTGAGCCAGATCCGCCCGAGCCAAACGCCGGCTTGCACCCGAGATCAGCATTCCCTTGGGTATGGCGTCCGCTCGAACGGTTCTTCTTCTCTGAGGCGGTGCAGAAAGATCTCGACCTGATGACCAAAGAAAGCATCGAGCGCGCCTTCAAAGAAGGCGAATGGGCGCGTGCCGAGCTGCGCGAGGCCATGCGGCGCACGACCAACGTCTCAAGCGCCGAGATGCAGCGGCGGCTTCGGTGAGGCCGGACATCTGCCCGACGTGCAAGCGGGTGACGCCTGTTGGCAAGATGGTCTGTCCCTTCTGTCCACCGAGCGTGCGCCGCCAGCAGATGCTTGGCGCCGTCGCGGCGTATGTGATCAACGCCGGAGTGATCGGCCTGGTGATCGCGGTCATTTATGTAATCATTTTTCACAGGGGCAAATGGTGAGCTTATTTCATTTGGTAGCTCAGGATGGCGGGACGCTTTGCCGCAACAAGTCGGTGAAGCCGGCGAAGATCTGTGGCGTGGACGATTTCTTCGTCACCATCCCGAAAGCGCGTTGTCGCTCTTGCGTCAGGATGCACGAGAATCCGAAGGTGAAAGTGGAGGAGCCGAAGCATGAGTCAAATCCAGGTTGAGCTTCAGGACTCGATGGGCGACGACGCTTCGATTGCCAATGCCGCATGGACCTCGACCTACAACAAGGATAAGCGCGAAGGTAAGTACGACGACAAAGACAAGGTGTATGACCTCGTGATGCGCCTCGCCCGCGACGGCCACTCGGTCCCCTTCGAGTCGGTCGTCTTTCGCTTTTGGATGCGCATTCCGATCTTCACTGACCGCCAAGTCATGACACACCGGATCGCCTCCCATAATGGCCTTTCTGGCCGCTACAGGACCGTTCCTGAGGACTACCTGACGCTGCCGACCGACGTGCTTCACATCATCCAGGGCACGCCCATCGAGTCGGAGTACGACGAGCTGATGATACGGCAACATCAGTGCTACAGCCGGTGGCTCGGTCTTCTGCGTGACGCCGAGAAGCGTGGTGCCATCGTGAATGCGCAGTACAAGCGCGCCCGCGAAGTCCTTCGTGGCATCCTTGGCACGAGCTTCATGACTGAGCGCACAACGGTGCTCAATTTGCGGTCGTTCTCGAATTTTCAGCGTTTGCGCAACAGCGACCATGCGCAGCCGGAGATCCGGGAGGTGGCGACTCAGATGCTCGACCTCGTGATCAAGGCGGACATCTGTCCAGTGGCGATGACGGCGTTGGCATCGGTGGACTGGCGCATATGACTGATTCACGTCTCGACTTGATCGGCCCTGGTGCCTGCGATCCGAAGCCGACAACCGAGGCTGACGTGGCACGACTGTTCAACTACGACGTGGAGCGGGCGCATCACCGTCGGCTACTGATGGCCGCCAAAGCAGCGCTTGTGGCGATCGGCAAGGCATTTGTCTCTGGTGAAGAAGACGTGCTCAAGGATGAGCTGACTGACGCCATTGCGCGCGTCGAAGGATTCCACAAATAATGCCAACGGCGATCAATATTACAGGGCAGCGCTTTGGAAAGCTGGTGGTGGCTGGACGAGCAGGAGTCTGCAAATATGGCGTCCAGTGGGTTTGTTGGTGTGACTGCGGCAATCAGGTGACGCGTCATACAGCGCAGATCATTCGTGAGAGTCGTTCGTGCGGCTGCGGTAGGGCGCAGTTCGACAATGATCATGCAGCGCGACATGATCACTCGCGCAGTCCTGCTTACATTTCGTGGAAGTCGATGATTCAGCGCTGTCGTGACCCGAAGGCCACCGGCTTTGAGCGCTGGGGCGGACGAGGCATTAGGGTTTGCGCTCGTTGGAATCGTTTTGATAATTTTCTGGGAGACATGGGTGAGCGGCCTGACGGTACGTCGATTGACCGCATCGACAACGATGGTAATTACGAGCCGAGCAACTGCCGATGGGCGACGGCGAAACAGCAGGCGGGAAACAGGCATGTACGCTCATCTTCATAGTCACTCAGGATATTCAATTTCCGATGGACTCTTTGCTCCTAAAACTTGGGTGAAGGCTTACAAAGAGCGTGGATTTAAAGCAGCAGCGTTGACGGATCATGGGACACTTTCTGGCTCTTTGCCGTTCTATTACGCGATGCGCGACGAAGGTCTTCAACCAATACTCGGCTGCGAGTTTTACTTTGTCGACGAGCCGACCGAGAAGAGCGAAGCCAATCGTAGCGCGGCGCATATTATCCTGCTCGCCAAAAACTACGACGGTTGGAAGAATCTGCTAAGGCTGTCGCATCTCAGCTATGCCGAGGGCTTCTACTACCGGCCGCGTATAGGGATGAAGTGGATCACCGAGCATTCGGCTGGTCTGATCTGTTTGACCGCATGTCTCGGTGGCGTGCTCTCACGTGAAGTCTGGAAGGAACGCGATGGAAAACCAAGTGTCGGGCTTGCCGAGCGCTTTGCGCAGCTCTCCGGAATTTTTGGCAGCGACCTATATATTGAATTCCAAGGCCACGCAAGCGACGATCAATCGTTTGTGCATCGAGCTTTTCTCGAACGGCTGGCTGCCTTGCCCGGCTTCCAAGCCGTCATCACCAACGACTGCCACTACATCGACAAGGCTCACGCCAACGTGCAGCTTCTCGTCAAGCAATCGGCGTTTAGGAACAGCGAGGCCGCTGCAAGCTACACTAGCTTCGACAGTCTGTGGCTGAAGAAGCCGCGTGACGTCTACGAGGGTTTCGCCGCCAACCACGAGTATCTCGGCAAGCGCTTCATCGTTGACGGCATGGCGCGCACCGAAGAGATCGTCGATAAGTGCTCGACCTTCGAGATCCCGAAGAAGCGCTACCTGCCTTTCACACCGGTGAGAAGGGGCTGACGTCGGCGACGCTCTTCAAGAACCTAACAACAACGGCGCTTGCCAGGTTCTTGAAGGGTGATGAATTTGGGCTCACCTTCGCCACCCGCGACGAGTACGTAGCGCGCTTCAAGAAAGAGTACGCGGTGATCATGAAGCACCAGCTTCATGACTACTACCTAATCGTCTGGGACATCCTTCAGTTTGCCAAGCGCAAGGGCATCTACATCGGCATCGGCAGAGGTAGCTCAGCCGGCTCGCTAATCGCATTCCTGCTCGACATCACGAAGCTCAACCCGCTCCAGTACAAGCTACTGTTTGAGCGCTTCCTCAACGACAACCGTTGCGACAACGGTGAGCTTCCCGATATGGACCTCGATTTTGAGAGCGCCAGGCGCGGTGAGGTGAAGCAATATATCTTCGATCGCTATGGCGCCGAGCGGGTCTGCGAGATCGGCACCTATGGCCGCATGATGCTCAAGACCGCCATCGTCGACTTCGGCAAACAGTTTGGCTTTGAATCGCGTGATCTGCTCAACATCACGACGACGCTCGGACTCGACAAGACCGAAGCGCAGTCGCTTGACGCCGCGATGGAAAACAGTCCACGTCTCAAAACGATGATGGAGGACAACGAGAAGTATCAGTTTGCCGTTCGCAGCGTGAATGGCCAGATCAAGAGTCAGTCGATCCACCCGGCCGGCGTGCTGATCTGCTCGGAGCCGCTGGTCGACGTGACGCCGCTGAAGACGCAGAAGACGAGCAAGGTGGCTGTTGGCAAGGGCAAGAAGAAAGCCCCCGACGGTGAGCCTGACCGCGTGGTCGTGACGCAGGCGGAAGACAAGTACGTCATTGCTCAGGGACTCGTGAAGATGGATCTGCTCGGCATCAAAGAGTACGACATCTTCCGCTATGTCATCGAGAATGCACCGACGGGTCTGACGGTCGACAACTACATCGACGAGATTCATTACCGCGAGCTGCGGCATCCGGACGCGGACGTCTGGGCGATGTTCAAAGCCGGGCGCACCGAGGCTGTCTTTCAGTTCGGTAGCAGCGGCATGAAACAATTACTGATCGACATGAAGGCCGATTGCATGGCCGATATCATCGCCGCCGTCGCGCTCTACCGTCCGGGATGTCTCGCCAACAACTGGCACACGCGCTACTACAAGCGCAAACATGGCGACGAAGACGTCGACTACCCGCATGCCACCGTCGAAGCCGTGCTCGCTGACACCTTCGGTGTGCCGGTCTATCAAGAGCAGTTCATGGAAATCTTCCACCTGCTTGGCGGCATCCCGCTGGTCGACGCCGACACCATTCGTTCAGCCCTCGGCAAGAAGAGCGATGAGAAGCTGGAAAGGTTCAGAGAGCGCTTTGTCGTCGGCGCGACGCCGCACGTCGGCGCTGAGAAGGCCGCCGAGATCTGGGACCAGCTCAAGCAAGCGGCCGGCTATACCTTCAACCGTAGCCACTCGGCGGTCTACGGCTTCGTCGCCTACCTCAGCCAGTGGCTCAAGGTTCACCACACACCCTGGTATTGGGCAGCGGTCATCCAATGGAACGCCTGGAAGAAAGAATGGGATGAGCTGCTGGTCAACAAGCGCGCCGCCGCTGCCATGGGCGTGCATCCACGGTTGCCCGACATCAATTTCTCGGGCGTGGGCTTCGTGGTGCGCGAGGTGAAGCCGACAGGCGTCGAAGAGCTGGCGGCCGGCTTCACCGGTGAAGCTAAGAAATTTCAGCCAATATGGTCGCTTACGGGAATCAAGGGGATCGGCAAGAAGACCGCTGAGGCGATCGTCGAGTGTCAGCCGTTCACCTCGATCGAAGACTTTTACGTCCGCGTCAATAAGTCGAAGGTCAAATTCCCTAATATTTTAAGCCTCATCTATGCCGGAGCCTTCGACTCCCTGGGGGACCGGTCGGAGCACATTCGCTGGCTTTACGGCCAAAAACGTCTTAAAGGGAAGAAGCCTCCGAAACTGTCGCCGCAATCGCTTCTTGTCGAATACTACCGGGCTATTGGCTTCTTTGAGCAGCGGCTGCGGGACGTCTTCCCTGAGATCAGCAAGCACTGTTTCACCGAGCAGATGGTCGTCGACGACGGCCGTGACCGTGGGCCGGCGCGCGCGTTGGGCTTGGAACTGGGCGCGCAGCTCGG